TGGGTTGTCTTTTTTGATTATGCAATGAAGGAGGTGGACATATTGGGCTAAATCAACGACAGAAATTATTTGCTAGTGAATATATTAAGCTAGGGAATGGCACACAAGCAGCGATTAACGCTGGGTACAGTCCGAGAACATCGGGCGCACAAGCTGAGAAATTGCTGAAAAAAGCTGAAATAAAAAGCTTTATCACTGCCGAAATCGAGAAGATGTACGATGCAAACATCATGGATGCAAAAGAAGCCTTGTCCGTCCTATCCGACATTGCTAGAGGGAAACGAGACGAAGAAGTCTTGATGATGAATCCATTGACTGGTGAAGTTGAAAGACTTATGAAAAAGGCTGACAACAATACAGTTATCAAGGCGATTGTTGAAATCTTGAAACGCTATCCAACGGCTAAACAGTCCGAGAAATTGGAACTTGAAATTAGAAAACTAAGAGAACAACTTGACAGCGGCGTTGAAGGTACAATGAACCTCAACATTGTCAATGCATGGGAGGATATTCCAGATGGCAACGATTGACATTCAGAAAAACATTAACCCGCATTTCAAAGCTGTTTGGCAGTCTCAAAAGCCTTACAACGTGCTTAAAGGTGGACGGAACTCTTTTAAGTCGTCTGTAATCGTGTTGAAGCTCGTCTATATGATGATTAAATACATCATGCAAGGGGAGAAAGCAAATGTAGTTGTTATCCGTAAGGTAGCTAATACAATCCGTGACAGTGTGTTTAATAAGGTTCAATGGGCGATTAGTCTGTTTGGTCTGGATAACCAGTTTAGAGCTACTGTGAGCCCTTTTAAGATAGTTCACAAGCGTACAGGCTCTACTTTCTATTTCTACGGTCAAGACGATTTTCAGAAACTGAAATCAAATGACATTGGGAACATTATCGCTGTCTGGTACGAGGAGGCGGCTGAGTTTAACAACGCTGAGGACTTCGACCAATCAAATGTCACCTTCATGCGTCAGAAACACGATAAAGCTCCCTTCGTGCAATTCTTTTGGTCTTACAACCCGCCCAGGAACCCATATAGCTGGATAAATGAGTGGTTTGAGGACATTAAGACTAATGACAACTATCTAGCACATTCAAGCACTTACCTTGACGATAAGTTGGGGTTTGTCACCGAGCAAATGCTTGAGGATATAGAACGCATCAAACAGAATGATTACGACTACTATCGCTATCTATACCTTGGTGAAGCGGTTGGGCTCGGTAATCAAGTCTATAACATGAGTACATTCCACGCTATCGATAGCTTACCAACGGACGATAGGCTTATCGGGATATCTTTCGCAATGGATACAGGGCACCAGCAATCAGCTACGGCATGCGGTGCTTATGGTTTGACTGCAAAGGGCAATGTAATTCTGTTAGATACATTCTATTATAGCCCAGCCGGTCAGGTCGTTAAAAAGGCACCTAGCGAATTAACTGTCATGGTTAGCAACTTCATCGACAAGGTACTCAAACAGTACCGAGTGCCAAAACTACGCATGACCATTGATAGTGCTGAGGGTGCACTTCGTAACCAGTATTTCAAAGACTTTGGCGAGCGATGGCATCCAGTTGCTAAAAAGAAGAATCAAACCATGATCGATATGGTTATCAGTCTGTTAGCTGAAGGGCGTTTTTATTACCTTGACATTCCAGCTAACAAGATATTTTACGAAGAACACAAGATGTATCGATACGATGAGAAAACGATACATTCTGATGATCCAAAAGTTATCAAAGAGGATGACCACTGTTGTGATTCCATGAAATATTTTGTACTGGATAACGCAAGAGAATTAGATTTGAAGGCTTAAAGGAGCTACTAATGGGAATCATACAGACCATTAAGAACATATTCAAAAGGAGTAATTACGTGATAACTAATCAAAGTCTAAACAGTATCACAGACCATCCTAAAATTGCTATATCACCAGAAGAATACAATCGTATTATGGACAATCTACGCTATTTCGCAGGGAACTTTGACCGTGTGAGCTATCGAGATAGTAACGGGACAGATTTGAAACGTGATTTCAACCACTTGCCTATTGGACGGACGGCATCGAAGAAGGTTGCTAGTCTCGTATTCAATGAGCAAGCTAAGATACAAGTTGACAACGAAACGGCTGACACTTTCATCAATGAGACACTGAAGACTGACAGATTTAGCAAGAACTTTGAGCGCTATTTAGAGTCTTGTTTGGCTCTTGGTGGTCTAGCTATGCGTCCATACGTTGACGATGACCGTGTAAGAGTGTCATTTGTGCAAGCACCAGTCTTTTTGCCGCTGCAATCAAACACGCAAGATGTATCAAGTGCTGCAATCGTGACTAAAACGCTTAAGACGGAAGGGCAGAAAGTAAAATACTACAGTCTTATCGAATTCCATGAGTGGAGCAAAGAGACTTACACAATCAGTAATGAGCTATACGAGTCTGAGTCTAAAACTCGTATCGGTCAACGTGTCCCTCTATCAATGCTCTATGAGGATTTAGAGGAAACTGTCACGTTAAACGGCCTTACAAGACCATTGTTTACGTATCTAAAACCGCCAGGCATGAATAACAAGGACATCAACAGCCCTCTCGGTTTATCTATCTTTGACAATGCCAAGACTACGATGGATTTCATTAACACCACATACGATGAATTTATGTGGGAGGTCAAGATGGGGCAGCGTAGGGTTGCGGTTCCTACTCAAATGATTAAGACTGAGTACGATACAAGCGGTGAGAAGGTCACAGTCAAACGTGAGTTTGAAACTGGTCACAATGTCTATGAACAATTCGATAGCGGTGACATGGATAAAGGTATTGGTATTACTGACCTTACTACAGATATCCGTTCGGATGATTATATCAAAGCAATCAACAAGGGATTGAGCCTATTTGAAATGCAACTAGGTGTGTCAGCTGGTATGTTTAGCTTTGACGGCAAGAGCATGAAGACCGCTACCGAGGTAGTGTCAGAGCAATCAGACACATATCAAATGCGTAATTCTATCGCTACTCTAGTAGAGCAATCGTTAAAAGAGCTTGTCATTTCAATCCTTGAGCTTGCTAAGGTCTACAATCTCTACGCTGGTGAAATTCCAACCATGGATAAAATCAGTGTGGATTTAGACGATGGTGTATTCACTGACCGAAACGCTGAGTTTGATTACTGGTCTAAGATGGTAGCGTCTGGATTCGCACCGAAAGTTATGGCTATCGAGAAAACTCTCAACGTGACTGAAGAACAAGCACAAGAGATTTACCAAGCAATCAATGATGAAACCATGGTAAGCGCTGATAGTTTTAGGACAAGTGAAGAGATCGATATCTACGGGGAGTGATAGGCTATGGCTAAAAAGAAGCGTATCAAGCTAAACGACCAACAGTTAATGCTGATGGCTGATAATGTTTCAGACATCTACCGTCAGCTATGTAATGACCTATTTGATAACGTTGTGGAAAGGTTACATGACAGAGGGACTTACTATCTTGACCAACAACCTTATCTGTGGCAACTAGAAAAGATGGCTGATGTTGGTATGTTGAACAATCACAATATCAAACTCATTGCTGAATATTCTGGGATTGCTGAAAAGCAAATCAGATACATCATCGAGAATGAGGGTTATCAAGTCTATAAGGACACTCATGCTCAGTTAAAATCTAATGCTTATAATTATCAAGTCATGAAAGACCTTATAAGCTACTCTAATCAAGCTATCCATGATGTCCATAACCTTATCAATACGACCTTGCCAAAGAGCGTGCAAGCTACTTACAAGGACATTATCGAGACTACCGTAGCTAAAGTAATCACTGGTATGGCAACCCCTCAGAAAGCCCTTGACGAGACAATAATGAAGTTTCAAGAACGAGGGTTCTATGGCTATACTGACAGGGCTGGACGCAGGCAGAGAGCTGATGCTTACGCTAGGACAGTCATTAAAACGACTGCTAGACGGACATTCAACGAAATGCGAATGAGACCAGCTCAAGAGCTTGGTATTGATACGTTCTATTACTCTATCAAGGCGGCAGCCAGAGAAATGTGTGCACCCCTCCAGAATCAGATTGTAACGACTGGACGGGCTAGGACTGAAGAAGGTGTTAAGATATTTGCTCTTGATGATTATGGCTACGGTAAGCCCGGAGGATGTCAAGGGGTAAACTGTGGGCACACTATGACCCCTTTCATTCCCGGTGTCAACTATATGCCAGACATTGACGATGACTTGAAAGGTCTGACTCAAGAACAAGCTATCGAGAATGCTAACGTCCAGAGCAAACAAAGAGCTATGGAAAGAGCTATCAGAGCGTCTAAAGAGCGTCTCCACGTTGCTGAAACGATGCACAATGATGAATTAACCAGCAAATACAAAACAAGGCTTACAGAGCAAAAGAGAGCCTTAAAATCGTATATCGATAAATACCCATTCTTGTATCGAGATAGAGAGCGTGAGAGATACCACGACGACCCACTGGCAAAAACTCGTGAAGCTATTAGACAACGGGAAATTTTATCGAAGAAACACGCTTAAACCGTATCGAATTGATGCGGTTTTCCTATTTGACCTGTCAAATGTCGTAAAACTGGGCTAATACAGTCCCTTGGACGTAAAACGAAGGAGTTTTAAACATGAGTTTGAAACGTGACATGTTAGTTGAAGCTGGTATTACAGACAAGGCAGTGATTGATTCCTTAATGAATGCGTACGGTTCTGGGATTGAGAATGCGAAAGCACAAGCTAAATCTGAATTACAAGCTGAAAACGACAGCCTTAAACAACAACTTGAGCAACAAAGCCAAGCGCTCAATGACTTGCAAGCTAAAGAGGGAGCAAGTGAGGAACTCAAACAACAATTGACGGACTTACAAGCTAAATTTGACTCTTACAAGTCAGAGAATGAAGCTAACCTTGCGAAAGTTACTAAATCAAATGCTATTCGTCTAGCGTTGAAAGATGTGGATGCTCACAATTCGGATGACCTTGCTAAATTCATCAATTTTGACGAAAT